TCGGATGCTTCACTCATGTCGAGTGTCGCGAGAGTCTGATTACGACTCCCTACGCGAGCCATTTCCCTGTTTGGGTTTTGGTCGCTGAATCCGACGAAGCCGCAAGCCACGTTCTGTCGTGTGTTTCCAACGACACGAACGGCTTCGAGCTTCTGGACGAGGCTTTCGAGTATGGCCTGCTGCATGAATTGCATGCAGGTTGGCTCGATCGCAATGATCCTTGGGGTTTTCAGCGTTTTAGGTACGGTTATGACCCTTACGGGTCGTTCCGCATCGGGTTCGAGGAAGGTGACACCACCCACCCGCTCATGATAGCGGGCCGACGGGAGCGCGTTCTCCAGGAATGGAAAGACGCTCTCCAATCGAGTGGTCCATTCGACTTGATTATACTTCTCGTTACCGAGAAGTCGATCAGCCGTGGACCCTGGGCCGTGCCTCGGGGTAAGCTCACCATCCGCGATCTCGCGATCGAGAGCGGTGAGCACATCTCCCCAGAGGAGTAGGGACATCCTTGAAAAGTCTTCATGAGACTCGCCAAGGTTTACTTCGTCCCAACTTCGCACTTCCTTCTCACACATGACGTAGCCTGCAATGGCGGCTTCTACCCGCTCTTTCGAGCAAGGGAGAAGCATCTTCTTGAACATCAGCGTTAGCTGACGTATCGCGAAGATGGAATCCAAGCAGGGTTCGTCAAGCAACAGAGCAGTACCACGGTCGAACACACGTTCAAGGAAACCTCCTAGGAATAGGGGGAGACCATCTTTTCGCGTAAAACCTGCGAAGAGACAGTGATCCACCTTCCTAGCTTCGAGGGCTTTCTCAAAGTCCGAACCGAAGTTAGGAAGAGTGATAGTTAAGAAACTATCACCCTCGTGTTCGACGCGCCTCTCGAGCTTTTTGTAGTCGAGAGTGGTGCTAGTGTGACACCAGGTAGCCAGTTCATCGGCTACCTCTTTCCAGAGAGCCATAAGGCTTTTCAAAGTGGCCATCCTATCGGGTGGTTCGCTTTCCGTAGCCCAATGAACCCTCTAATCTGGGAGTCTGACTACTCCATTCTCCGGCGTATAACCGGGGTTTAGAGTAATCGTTACGGTCACAGTGAAACCCAAAAGGGCCCCACTAATGAACCGTGCAACCAGAACGAGTGTGCGTGACGGATCTTTCGTAGGTTGGTTAGACCCACAAACACGTCGCCTTTTCGGCGACATGGGTCAGATCAGTTTTCTCCACCCAGAAGCTGGGTGGCACGCGCTCCCGAAGACGCAGTCAGGTATGCCGTCAAGGCATCCACGATCTGCTTAGCCTCTGCCACCGTGTAACCAACGTCCGGAAAATCCGTAACGAGGTACACGGCACCTGTCTGCCGGACATTAATACCAGCAGCCAGGGGGTCAGCGGCGATCTTCGCGTGATCAAGGCGGAGCATACGACGAGCTCGACCCTTCCCGTAGGTGTGGGAAACGGTGAGCTTGACCGTAGCGTCATCCTTCTGGAAGACGCCTGCGTTCTTCTCGGAACTAATCCGAGGGAGCGTCTGAGCAACCGCGTTGATCGTGACACTCTGAGGGTCGGCGAAAGCCATGGGCAACTCTCCTTCAAGTTGATGACGGGAGACCATCCCCCGTCAACATGGTGGAAGTCCCGACTAAATATCTTAGCCGGTGCGACCTTAAGTCCTGGAAAGACCCAAAGCCGCAATTACGGCAACCTGTTTGCTCGTAAGAGCTTGCAGGTTGATGCCGAAGCCGTATGGAGTTGCAGGCAACCGCATTTTCCACTCATTCGATTGGAAGCGATTGCACCACCTTGTCTGAGAATTCTTGACAAAGGCGGCTCGTGTTGTGTGCTGCACCAAACTATGGTGCATCACATAACCGTACTGCAAAACCAGACCGTCGTTTCCAAGTTGGGAGATGTTAGTCATAACATCCCCAACATTGGAAAACCAGTCGACGGCCCAGGACCAGGGAGCGATGTTCCAAAGAGTCTCAGGTGTTAACCTAAGACCAAGCAGTCGGTCAGCAGCAATCGACCACTGTTGGAATTTTCCAAGAGCACCCGGGGCTACTGGGATGTGGTACCGAAAGGCACCA